AGAAGTTGTACATGGAAGCGAAGAAACAACGTACTCCGTGGCGTACGGTAACATGGTCGGTCTTCTTATCGAAGCCATCAAAGAATTGAGTGAACGATAGTCCTTTTTCCCATGCTTTTACAAAAACATGGCAAAAACGATTTTACTTTTCCAATGTGTCCATCAAGGCCAGTGTGAGGACACCAACGATGAAGAACATGACAACATAGTTGCACTCTGTGTCTTCAGACGTTTTCTGATTCACTACAACCCGCCTTCGTGGTCTGGGTATAGCGACTGGTTCTTCCTCAATGGGACAGTAACCTATCATTTATATTATACCTAAAGATTAATTTCGGTCTTCTTCTTTTTTCGACCTCGCTTGGATCCCCCGGCACCCACGTTGACTTCCTTGACCTCGCCACCCGTCGATTCTCCTGAGATAGATACAATGTCAGACACATCGTCTTCTTCTGTGACAGTCGGCAAAGGATCTTCACGAACGACGGCCGAAGTGTTCATCGGTGGTGGCGGCGGCATCATGATACCACCCATCAAGCTGGAGATGTCTATACCCGGGCCTTGCATCTCATAAGAACCATCACTCGACATGGGAACCGGTTGTTGCGGTTGCATCGCTGTATTCTGAACGGCAGACATCATGTTCTTGACGAGGTCTGGATTTTGCTTCAAAACGTCGTTCATATTTGGAATCGCAGCCTTGAACATACTGTTTGTCAAGTGGAACATCATCGCAGATCCACCAAGCATCATGATGAGCTTGACTTCCGGTGCAACGTTGACCTTGTTTCTATACTTGACGTAAAGTTCTTCAAATACAGTATCGTAGTCTTCGACGCCCTCCATCACGGATTCGGACCAACCTTCGAGTTGAATCTCAAAGGGGTTATAGCGTTTGTTCAAAAACTCGAGACCCGTGACACACGCCACCAACATTCTTCTCGAAAACTTAATCGATTGATCAACCTCAATGCCGTAGGTGATTCGTTTAACTTCTGTACGAATGTCATCCACACTCGAATACATATTGAGGCGTTTATTAATGCTAACACCCTTCTTTTCAAGACGTGTAAGTTTGTTTAACAGGTCAGCCTTTTCTTCGTCGATCGACGCGTACCCCTTCGATGGTCGCTGTTCCACGTACCCACCACCCGTATCACCGTAGTCTTCTTCCTCGTCAAAATACGGTTCAGCCTCACCATAATCCACTTCTTCAGAGGGAGCATTCGCTTGTACCGTTTGTTTATTTGGGTTGGCAAACGCATCAATCTCTTCTTGTTGCGGCATCATCGGTCGAGGCCTGGACGTCGCCATCGGTCTCCGGGGTCTGGGCTGCGGCTTTGATGTTGAAATTTGAATTTCATCCATCAGGGCCTGTTCATTTTCATCAAGCTTCAGGATTTCAGTGTCACCACGATCGAGGATAATCTCTTCGTCCATCTACTCTTTATAATGAAACTAAACTACTACCTTTAACGCACTTTATAAAAAATGTCAGGTAGTAGTAAATGAAGTTCAACCGCAATATCATCCTGATTGTCATCAGCCTTGTTGCGATTTTGTATCTGATCCAACGTGTCGCCATCAGTTACTACCAGCCCAGACCGATCGAGATTGAACCGATCAATGAAGACTCCTTGTTCGACCTCGAACACAAGCTTGAATGTGCACCAGGTCACACGAAGGAAGGAAGCACGTACACCAAGGCTTTGACCCCGGGTGGCCTTTGCAAGTCTGAACAGCTCGTGCGTGATCAGGCCAGTTATGCCATCCTTGGTGGAATTGGTGGATCTTTAATCTAAGTCTACTGTAAATGACATCTGTCACATTCGGGTACCCGGATTTTGATTATGAATACTACACGATTACGGTGGATACAATTGGACAAGCGAATGCGAACACATTCACTGCTTATTTGAATACACCACTTCGTAATGTTGTTCAGGCTCGACTTCTCGGAGCTCGAATCAACACGGTATACAGTACAGAACATTGTTATATTTCCATCGATGAACTCGATAGTAATTTTGCCGACCGAACGACAAAGGATCCACCATTGTCTACGTCGACGCAACCAAGTCTCTCCGTTTTAAGAAATTCGTTCGCGTCTTTGGTGAGTAATACAACGGCGACTTCAGGTAACCAAGTCATCTCTTTCAAGGATGACTATGTCGTTGCCCAGCAATATTTGGATCCAATTTCTAAATTGGATCGTCTCACTGTTAATATTAGAGACGAGAACGGTGATTTGATTACACCGTCTACAGGTAATAATTTTTTGGTGCTTAGATTCATTTGCAGAAAGTCGAACTTAAATTAAACCTTTCCTTATTGTAAATATGTCATCCGGTGTTGTAAAGCTCATCGCCATTGGTGCTCAAGATGAACATATTATGGGAAAGCCAGAAATTTCTTTCTTCAGTTCGACGTTCAAAAGACATTCCAACTTTTCACAGACCGTCGAAAAACAAACAATACAGGGGGCTGTGAATGGTAATTCCATGTCTACGATTCGTTTCGAAAAAACAGGTGACCTTTTGGGGTACACCTACTTTACAATTGATGATAATAACGCAGCGTTAGATCATCCAGACTGGTCACGTCTTATTGACTACGTCGAACTTTTGATTGGTGGCCAAGTTGTTGATACCCAGGACTCCATATTTACGGAAAAAATTGCCATAGATACTTTTGCAAACAATGTATCCAAGAGTTCCAATGGTCCTCATCCTGGTTCAAGTGCTCGTTCTTACTTTTACCCACTTCGTTTCTTCTTTTGTGAAAGTCCTCAAAATGCTCTCCCATTGGTGGCGTTGAACTATCACAATGTGGAAATCCGTGTTCACTGGGGTCCGGATGCACAAAACTATAAATGGTCAGCCTACAGCAATTACTACTATCTTGACAATGAAGAACGCGGCGCGGTTGCGACACGTGACCATGAAATGCTCATTTTCCAGGTCCAGAAGAATATTCCGAGTAATGAACACATCCAGGAGCTTCACTTCAATCACCCAGTCAAATACATCGCGAGTTCTAATACGAGCGATTATAGTGCGTTAACATCTTATGATAACAAGGTCAAAGTGACAATCAACGGTGTCGACATTGATGGATACAAGTGGGCTCGTCCGCATTTTATTGAAGTCATGAACTACTATCACACAAATTTTGTGACTTCGCCAGACTTTTTCTTATTTTGCTTCTGTTTAACGACGAGTTTGATGCAACCAACCGGTACATTGAATTTTAGTCGTCTAGATAGCGCACAAATATTCAGTGAAACCCTACCAATAAAGGATCCTATCTATGCAGTCAACTATAACATACTCAAGATATCAAATGGGGTAGCAGGTCTGCTCTATGCCAATTAAAATGCAGACTTATATAAATGGTGAAGAACTTGAGCACTATTGATCGATCGACCAAGGTCAGATTGGGGAGACACGCAACTGACGATCAGGCCGATAATACAATCGTGATCAATGCTTCGAATGCCCCAATATCAGCTCAGACACCAGGATCATTGTATATGACACCAGTTCGTAAGGTACCTGGAGGTAATACGAAAATTGTAGGTTACGACAATATAACAAACGAGATCGTAGATACTGATATAGACGAACAAGCCATTATACCAAGAGTCGTAGACTTTTATGCAAACATCGGTAATACTTTTACGAGTACAATCGTCTTCGAAGGAGAAAATAGCCTAATAACTACTGGAAATGTGGGAATATCAAATACAGAACCCATTCACACGTTGGATGTTGGTTCCAACCTTTGGGTCGATGATACCGGGTCCACAGTTCTCAATGTAACCGGTGGTGTACACATTGATGGTAACCTAGATGTTGAAGGACAGTTGACTGTCATAGAATCTCAAAACCTTCGGATCAGTGATGCTATCATTGAAGTTGGCAAAGGCAACACAACGGCGGATGTCGGTATGATGTTTGATCACCAAGGATCCAATGTCGTCGTGGGCTACAAAGATGATGAACTTATCATGGCTCACACACAATCTTCGGCTGACCAAACATCTTTCACTGCGAACACAGCAAATCCAATTAAGGCACACGTGTATGGTTACCTAGTGACACAATCAAATGTGGGTGTCATCAACACGAACCCGATTCACACTTTGGATGTCGGATCAAATTTGTATGTCGATGACGTCGCGTCAAATGTTTTGTACGTGAAGGGTGCGACAGACTTAGATGGTAATTTAATTGTCTACGAAAATGCATACATCGAACAAGACTTGCGTATCAAAGAAAATGCTTACGTGACTCAAGACCTCACAGTCACCGAAAATGTTTTGGTGTCTAACAACTTGACGGTGACCAAGGATCTGACTGTCAATGATAATGCTTACGTCACTCAAGACTTAACTGTCACCGAAAATGTTTTAGTGTCTAACAACTTGACAGTGACTAAAGATCTCGAAGTCACCGAAAATGTTTTGGTCTCAAACAATTTGACAGTGACCAAGGATGTTGAAGTTGTTGAAAATGTTTTGGTGTCTAACAACTTGACAGTGACTAAGGACCTCACAGTCAATGATAATGTTTATGTCACCCAAGACCTCACAGTCACTGAAAATGTTTTGGTCTCAAACAACTTGACAGTGACCAAGGATCTGACTGTCAACAACGACGCCTATGTCACCCAAGACCTCACAGTCACTGAAAATGTTTTGGTCTCAAACAATTTGACGGTGACCAAGGATGTTGAAGTTGTTGAAAATGTTTTGGTCTCCAACAATTTGACGGTGACCAAGGATGTTGAAGTTGTTGAAAATGTTTTGGTCTCCAACAATTTGACGGTCACAAAAGATTTGACGGTCAATGATAATGCTTATGTGACCCAAGACCTCACAGTCACTGAAAATGTTTTGGTCTCCAATAATTTGACAGTCACAAAAAATTCTTACGTGACCAAAGATTTGACAGTCACTGAAAATGTTTTTGTGTCCAACAACTTGACCGTGACAAAAGATACAACGACTCAAGACATAAAGGTTACAACCTTAAGTGCTGGTCGAGTACCGTTCGTCGATGATAATAAATATCTCGTGGATTCCGCAAACTTCATATATGATACATCCAATAATAAGTTGACAGTAACCGGTGATATCGTCACGACGGGTAACATGTTCATCCAAGGTGAGACGACCTACGTGTCGACAGAAAATTTGGTCGTGAATGATGCCATCATAGGTATCGCAAACAACAACACGAGTGATACACTCGACATGGGTATTATCATGCAAAGACCAAGTAGTAATGTGGTGATTGGTTACCGAGGTGATGAGTCTGAAATTATCATGGCCCACACACTCGATGGCTTTTCGAACATTGAAATAACTCCGGATACTTCCAATTTGATTGATGTTCACGTGTATGGTCGCCTTAAGACCGACACTAATGTCGATGTTGGCTCCAACATTTACATTACTGATACGGGGAGTGCTGGTCTTATAAATGTGATCGGCAACGTCACAGCGACAACATTCAACGGAGATGGTGGTCTTCTTTCGAACATAGACCTCCAAGTTGTTTCTGATAAAGGTAACTCGACCACACAAACAGTTCAATTTACAAATCCAACGACCGCATTCACGACAGACTTGACATCCAATGTCCAACTTAAATTAGATCAACTGTCGAATGTAAACCTCGAGTCACTTTCAGAAGATCAACTTTTGGTATATGACGGTGCAAACTGGGTCAACGACTACAACGTGCACAACTTTGTTAAGATTAAGAACAATACCGGAGCTGATCTTTTAAAGGGTCAAGCCGTGTACGTAAAAGATGGATGGAATGCGAACGTGTCGAATGTCGCACTGGCTCAATCTGATAGTTCTGATACTATGCCGTCTATTGGTGTTATGCATGACACCGTAGCGAATGGTGGAGAAGGTGTGGCGGTCGCGTACGGTAAAGTACAAAACATTGATACAAGCAATTTTGAAGTTGGTCAGACCGTCTACGTGAGTAACACAGTCCCGGGTGGGCTTATGGGTACCAAGCCATATGGACTTACTGATCAAATTCAAAACGTTGGTATCTGTCTGATAAAGTCTACACAACAAAAACCAAATAAAGGTACCATCTTTGTGACGGGTGTTGGTCGCTCGAACGACATTCCAAATGCTCAAATTGTTCAAAATGAAACTGCCATTAACTATGTATACGTGAATGATACCAATAATGATTTGAAAAAAATTGTACCATCAAATCTCTTGACACAGCTTCAAACCCTACAGCAAGTGACGGATACCTCAAACACAACGTCGAATACCATTCGTTTTACAAATGCAACGACAGGTTTTGAGACAACGAGTAACGCAGTGATCGGTAGTAATATCTCCATCACAGGTCTCACACAAAAGTTTATTCCATTTGTTGGGGATGGTAATTTCCTTCAAGATTCTTCAATCAAAAAAGATAACGGTAACATTATCATTACTGCGGACACTGAAATTACTGGTAACTTGTTGGTAAATGGTAACACGTACACGATCTCTTCTTCTGAACTCATCATCGACGATCGAATCATTGCGATCGCAAACAACAATCCGAGTCACAACTACGATGAAGGTATCATCATGTTCCACCCGGGACACAACGTGGCGTTGATTCACCACGGAGACGAAGACCGTTTCTCTATGGGCTATACACAGAATACCGTGAATGCGACACACGTTCTACCGGATGATGGTAATACATTTGCTTTGGATGTCCTCGGTACGATAAGCACACAAAACAGCATTACAGTACGCGGGGGAGGTTCGTACTTTGGTGATGGTGGTACTTTGAGTAATGTGACATTGGAACGTGTCATCACATTGAACAATACGGCCGATAGCACGGTCATTTTTGACAACAAGACTGCTGCCTTCGTGACCAATGTGTACTCGAACACCGGTATCGCCAACTTGAACCCGATCCATATGTTGGATGTTGGTGCCAATGTTTACGTCGAGGATGGAGCCGCCGGTGGTACGATCAACGTGATTGGTAATGTGACTGCGACATCTTTTATTGGTGATGGTGGTCTTTTGTCCAACTTGGCAACAAACTTTGATGAAATTATCATCAACGGCAACACGACAACTGGTACGGCCATCTTCGATAATACGACCGCGGCCCTTGTCACCAATGTGTACTCGAACACCGGTATCGCCAACTTGAACCCGATCCATATGTTGGATGTTGGTGACAACATTTACATGGACAGTGTGAGCATCAATGTCACCGGTAATGTCGCGGCGACGAGGTTCATCGGTGATGGCGGTCTTTTGTCCAACTTGGCAACAAACTTTGATCAAATTATCATCAACGGTAACACGACAACTGGTACAGTCATCTTCGATAATACGACGGTGGCTCTTGTCACAAATGTATATTCGAACACGGGTATCGCCAACTTGAACCCCATCCACATGTTGGATGTCGGAGCGAACGTCTACATTGAAGATGGTACGATTAACGTGATTGGTAATGTGACTGCGACCACATTCATCGGTGATGGTGGTCTTTTGTCCAACTTGGCAACAAACTTTGATGAAATTATCATCAACGGTAACACGACAACTGGTACAGCCATCTTCGATAATACGACGGCGGCTCTTGTCACAAATGTATATTCGAACACTGGTATCGCCAACTTGAACCCCATCCACATGTTGGATGTCGGCGACAACATTTACATGGACAGTACGAGCATGAATGTCACCGGTAATGTCGTGGCTACACGATTCATCGGTGATGGTTCTTTTTTGGATAACATCGCTTCGACACTCGAGCAAATTATCATCAACGGCAACACGACGTCCAATACAGTCATTTTCGACAACACAATGGCATCCTTCGTGACCAATGTCTATTCTAATACCGGTATCGCCAACTTGAATCCAATTCACACGTTGGACATAGGTTCAAATGTTTGGTTTACAGACACCGAAAACTACAAGTTGAACATCAATGGAAATGCAATCATGAAGAACATTACACTGGACTCTATTACACTGGGTACAGTTTTCCCTCTTCAAGCGGTGACGAGAACCGGTAACACGACGTCCAACACGGTTGAATTTAAAAATGACACAACTGGTCTTGTGACGACGAGTAACGCTGGTATCGCAAACATTAACGTCGTCCACACGTTGGATGTCGGTGCCAATCTCTACGTCGAAGATACTGGTTCTAATGTACTTTACGTGAGAGGTAACACATACTCTGAAATTGTCACGACCGGAGCTTTGGGTGTGAATAATATCGCGGCTCAACATGATTTGAGTATTGGTTCTAATCTTTGGGTCGAAGACACAGGTTCCAATGTTTTGACGATTACTGGTAATGTCTTGGCAAACAAATTGACACTGGGTTCCATCGAATTGATCCCGAGCTACACACTGGACAATGTCATCGATGTGAGCAACGTGGCGTCCAACACTGTTGAGTTTAACGATGCGACGACAGCTTTCGTGACGGCCTCAAATGTTGGTATCGGTACGACGGATCCAAGAACTCTTTTGGAAGTTCAAGGTGGTCTCATCACAAACAGTGATTCATACGCGTGCAAGCGTTACTCTTACAGTAACGTGAGCATTCCAGCAAACTTTTCAAACGTTGCATTGGTCTTCGCGTCCAATGTATTCTGCGCAAAGATTACAGCACAATTGTTACATGGCAATGAAGAAGTGAGTACTATGGTACTCAACGCCCAGGGTGGTACTCGAAATGGGAGTACATCTTCGTTGGATATAGCGACGAGCTCGATGACTTTGTTTGGGCACACAAATGGATATCCATGGAGTCCAACAATGGCTGTGACACCTACAAAAATCATCATGGAGCCAAGTGGTGTAGGCACAGCAACCTTTGGATGTGATATATTCGTCGAGTACACATCCTCGGCTCCAGACGGTAAGTTAGAATCAATTAGTATAGGCGACGACACGGTTAAATCTTTTGTCTATTAATAGTAATAATGTCCACGAACATCCAGGTGCTTCCTGGAAAAGTAGGGATTTCAAATACAAGCCCTACACATACACTTGATATTGGGTCAAATGTATATGTAGACGATACAGCAGATAATAAATTAACAGTCAATGGTAAAATTTACACCACGGACATCACAGTCGCTTCGAACCTCACGGTCATGGGGACGACGACTGTTATAAATACCGAAAATCTCTCTATTAAGGATCCCATCATTGAATTGGCTCGAGACACCATAGGAACTGGTGACACGGGTATTTTGATGAAACGAGCGGCGAATGAAAGTAACGTCGCCGTATTCTATGACGAAGGTGTGGGCTTCAAGATTGCTCACACGATGTCTGGAGCCAATGGAACACAGATTACGGTCGATACAGCCAACACGTTGCCTATTAATTTATATGGCAACGTGACTGTGACGTCAAACCTCGAGGTCGGTACAGCCAATCTCTTCGTGGACACGACGACGGGGAATGTTGGCATCGGGACGACGAATCCTTCTGTTGAATTGGATGTTTCTGGTAAAGCAAAAATTACAGCAAATGTCGAGGTTGGCACGGCGAACCTTTTCGTGGATGTGTCCACGTCGAATGTTGGCATCGGGACGAACACTCCCGCGTATCCATTGGATGTCCATGGGACTGCGAATGTTGGGGCCCTTTATTCGACACTCACGTACTCCAACACCTCGGCGAACATCGTGGCGTGGAACAGTTCGACGAACGAAATCATTGATTCGGGTCTCGAGAAGGGATTCACGGAACATCCGGTGGAACCCATCGTTTTTGATGAAATCACGGGAAGTTATCCAAGTATAGGAAAATTATGGAATGCAAATGTCGATGGTCACGGGACATACGAAATCACCGCTTCTTCGTTTTATACATCCTCCGGGCAAGAGGCGCGCCCACCATGGCGTCTATTTAATCACAAACCAAGTGATGGTTCTTACTGGCAACAATCTTTTGGTACAATATATAACACTTCGAGTCCCTATGAATACACTGGGACCACTCAATTTACTACGGATGTGGGTGGTACGAGATATATGGGACATTGGGTACAAATTAAAGTTCCGTATGCGATTACCCTCGCGCACACGGATGTGTATAGAACACCCGCGTCACAGTTTACGGACGCACCATCGAGAGCGCCCGGAGCCGGTGTGTTTCTCGGTTCGAATGATGGTGAGGACTGGTACAAACTTACCGAGTTTAGTGGGGCATCCTATGCCTCAGATGACAAAGAACGCATCAACGTGAACGCGACGACACCGTACCAGTACTATAGATTCGTTATCACTAATATCGTGGGAGGTAATTCAGCAACAGTTGTCAATTTCAACGAATGGCGCCTCTTCGCCGAAAAGCCGGTGACCCGCATGGAAAACGTGCACATCTCCGGTGAGCTCTCGAGTGAGACCCTCCAAACGGGGTACATCAAGTGGCCCAAGGTGCCCCTCAAGGCCAATGAGTCCGAGGGGTACGTGGCAACAAGAAGTAGCAGAGCGTACCCAAACTATGAGGCATGGAAAGCTTTCAATGAAAACGCCAATTCGAGCGACGATGCGTGGCTTGGTGGACTTACAAATTACATTACCGGCGGTTACCCTATCACAACCTCGGGTGCACCAGAGATGAATGGGGTTTATGGTGATTGGCTTGGCATCGAACTTCCACAATCTATAAAGGTTTCATATATTCAGTTATTGAATCGTAATTATTCTGAAAGTGCGCGTCTTCCTATCAGTGGACGATTCTATGGTTCAAAGGATAATATCACATTTACAGAACTCACCGCTTGGTCAAATATAAGTATTTCTCCGGGATACGAACCCACTCGAATAGACGTTAACTCAAATGATACATATAAAACATATCGCATACAAGTTGAACGGATAAGTGTAGCGTCCGGTGGTGGTTCTTGTGCTATCGGCGAACTCCAACTCTTCGAAGCCGCCACGGGTGTGGGTGCCGCCCCCACGAGTGCGAAGTTGCAGGTGGCCGGGTCCCTCGGGATG